GTGAATGTGATTGTATCCATGCCTAAGTAGATAGTGTACTTGAAACCGTCCGCCTCACCGGCTTCGGTCTTATACTTTATCGGGAGTTTTACAACCAGGTATTCAAGTATGTTGTTCTTCATCTCAAACATCACACATTGTTCAGAGGTTGCAATGAATGGATAAGGCTTTGCTTTCTCTTTTGCCGGATTGAAAGCATCAAATTCAGTAATCAAAAATGCATTAGGATCGATATAGTTATAATCCACAAAAGCATATTCAAAGAACTTTTCAAGTGAAGCATCGCCCCAGTAATGAGAGATGAATTGTTCAAACTCATCCTTTCGTTTCTGGTCGTCTTTGTCGCCCCACGAGATATCCCTCTTTTTTGGCTTCGTGCGTACTGTCTTTTGAAACGGCAGTTTTGTAGAAGCAAGCGTAGGAGGTATGATTGAGTTAGTGATCGTCTTACGCATCTCAAACTCTTCCGGAGTTTCACGCTTAACGATCTGTTGAAGCAAGTCAGCAACCCCGTCGCCGGATACCATCTTATAGTAAGTGTCGGCCAACTCCGTAACCCGCTTATAATCTCGGTGCGTCAGATTGTCCCGGATTATCTCTGTCAGTTTTAAAAGTCCTTCCTGTTTAGTCATTTAAGTATTTGTTAATTGTTTCGCGTGTTCTCATGTGAGCATCATCCATCGGGTCCGGGGTCTGCATCTTGTTCACTAATGCAACAAGTTCATCAAGGGTGAAGAAATAACCCTCTTCGTATTTGTCATTTGACCGGATGCGATATTCAATCGTTTTCATGCCGTATAATAGTTATTAAATGCCTCAACTATCAGATAATCAAGACCGTCGGAAAGATGACCGTATTTCTGATACTTGTCGCCCGTGACCTTGTCCGTAACGATATGTTTATCTTTCCCGCCGTCAATCGCTTGCTTAACGTACAACATATCAGCAATCATCTTCTTGCACCCCTCGTCAATGCGTATTCGTATCGGCAGTTTGTTCTCGAATATCCTGTTTATGAAGTCGCGGCGTTTAACCAGCGGCGGGTTCCTGGTTACGGTTCTGTCAGACTTGGCAACAAGATAACGCCGCAGCTTGAACTCGACGATCTCGTAATGATGCCGGAAGTCCTTGTTCATTGTTGAACGCGCACGGCCCGAAGCGTCACCGTAATAAAACAACCCCGATTTGTGATTCGGATACCTCAAAACAAGCTCTTCGCATACTTCCTCTGTTGAGTTGCGCGGGTTCTCCAGTGCTATTTCGTCAATGCAATAAGCCCACCATAGGTCATCTTTCTGCTCGAACTGCCATATTGAGCATGAGTTGTAAGGTACTGAGTTCTGGTCAAAAGATACATGAAGCGGGCGACCCGGATCATATTTCAAGTTATCCACGTGCTCAATCCTGTTAAATGAAGAATAGAACTCTCCTCCGGTTGTGGCAAAAGGATTGCCAAATACTAAGGCGCGGCCACGTTCTTCTGTATTGTTTGCAAGGATAGTGTTTATATAATTCTCCCCAACATTATGAACGTTATGGTAAGTCGATGAAATAGTAACAAACTTATCACCGACTGACTTTTTAAAATAATCTGTTCTTGAATAAATCTTAGCGGCAATCTCATCCACAAATGAATCCAAACTGAACCACTCATTTATCCAAGGCGTTTTAGCCGGTGACGTTGTTATAAACAATGGATTATATTGTTCTTCTGGTGTTCCTTCATCACATAGCTCTCCATTGTGAATAAACATACCACGTTGCCTCAGGCGTGCCAATATTATCTCTTTAACGTCACTTTCATCTGTGTCTTTCGTTTCATCCAGAAAAGCCCACCCCATTTCTTTGCCTTCATGTGCTTCGGCGTGATCCAATGAGCCAATGAAAATAACACATCCATTACAAAATGAAATGATGCCATAATAGTCATCAAAGTTATGACCATCAGTTATGAAATGTGGAGGAGGCTTTTTGCTTACAATGTATTGTCCGTAAGGTCGTGACCCTTTCTCATATTCGACTATTCCGATTGACTTCCAATACTCACGTATGCGGAATAGCGTTGATTGCTGTAACTGAAGATATGTATTTGCCCCAATGAATCCCCTGACCTTTGGAAATCGCCTTATAAGTTGATATGTCTTTATGCCTGCTAAATGGGTTTTCCCAGAACCAACTCCAGCGAGAAACAGATTTATTTTTGCCTGGCTCTTTAATATCGCCCTCTGCGGTTCTGATATGGTTTGCTCTATTGTCATTTTATAATAACATCCGGCAAATCAGGGAAAGTAATATTAGTGTCTATCTGTTGAGTGTCTTTCCACCCATATCGGTTTTTCATTTGCATATACCAGCCCGTGTAATTAAACTCTTTACTATTGAGATTTATACGCCCGTTTTTATTCCACCAGGCCTCTGCAAGCATCTTTCCTGCTTTTATGGTTTCCGAAAACTGGGGTTCATCTTTTAACCAGCGATCCCATAAATCATTAGAGAATGAACCGCGCCAATCATATATAAGTGCCTTTATTTCAACATCAGACGCACCGTCTTTATAAAGCGAAAGGATGTCATTATACCATCCTTCAGGTAAATCTTTAATAGTTTCCAATGGCCTGCCGACTTTCTTCATACTGCAAAGTTAAGCAATATCTGGTTCACTGAAATCATACGCGACGGTTCCGACTGTCCCGACGACAATCAGCTTCCGCAATATTGATACCACTTCTTCTTTAAACTTGTAAATCTCGAAAGTGTTGCAAACATCGTCAATGTCATCCATTGACACTATTCTTGTTTCGCTCAGTTTTAACAAGCGAATTAATGCCACGTAAATGTTATTTGCTTCATCCATAACTTGCCCCTTCTACGTTAATGCCGGTTAGTGTCAAAATGCAGAGGTTTCGGAGCGTTCATGTGCGTTCTCCCCATTTCGACAATCACAAACCTATCAACCACACGGTCTAAGGTCATCAACCGCAGTTCAAGTAATTCAAGATTCTCATAAAACATAAAGCAGTCGTAAATCATAATATATCCGCTTTTATAATAGCATTAGAAATCTCAATTAAGTTATTTAAATATTCATATTCTTTCTGATTTCTTGCATTATCTCTTTGGGTTTCCCATTTAGACACTGATTTTTTTAATAATTCAATATTTAAATCTAATATGTTTTCGATCTTTTTTTCATTAATAGATACTTGTTCCCCCTCCAAATATGCTTCAATATGCTCAATTAATAATTCAGTAAATCGCTCAGGTTTATACCTATTTCGGTTATCTATCAAATATCTTATCATAAATCAGGTGTTATTACATGAACCGCACGATAGTCAGCAGACTTTTGCAGTTCAAGGTAGGTTGTATAATTACGGTTCACAAGTTCCTCAGTAATCTCATAAGGCCGGTCATGCCACTGATGATAAACAAACGGATCATCTATAAATTCAAACTTCAATCCCAAATTAAGAATCTGATGCTTGAACATATTGTCCTCATAAGCTATCCCTTCCCAAAGTCTCTCATCCATGCCGTTCAGTTTGCGAAGGTTCGCAGCGGTCATTGCATTGCAGAAGTGAAATCCAAAAGGCCGGTAAACAGAATGATTATACCATGAGCTTTCATCGTTAAACTCTGCGGCTTTATTGTTGAGTGTGATCCCTGGTTCTTCTCCGTGACCCAAAGAATAACAAGCAAAGGATAACACTGTTTCATCTGTCACCTTTCGTGCAGCCGTCAGAATATCGCCTGAGTGCAAACACTCGACGTTCTGAATTATGACAATCTCAGGATCATATTTCAATGCTTGAATGAATCCCAAATTAAAAGGAACACAGGTATTTCTCCATGTCTTATTTGTTACTCTCACGACTTCAACTGAAAACGGCACTTCCGGCAGTCTGATTTCATCCGGTGAGCCGTCGTCAACAACAATAAAAACAAAATCCTCATCCTTATACTGACAGAAAGAAGCAAGTGTTTTTTCAAGTTGCATCTGGCGTTGGAAATATGTAGCTACGATTGCAATCATGAGGCGAACATTGGCATTTGACAAAGGAGATAAACGTGGCAGTCCGCCATATTACGCAGGTATGTTTCCATCAAAAACCGTTTCTTTGTTTTTGCGCTCACATTGCAAAGTTAAACAAACGGAATTTAAAAACAAATATTGTTCTGCTGTCATCCTTCCCCTCCTTTCGAGTTGTTCGGTTTTTCCGAACAGGTCAGGCGGGAGTTAAATATGTCATGCGGAGACTTGCCAATATCGCTTAGTCTTTTAAGTTCTTTTGACAACCCATCAATACCAACCACATTAAATACTCCGGTTGCGTAAGCGATGTCAATGTCTTGGTATGTGTATTTTTTCTCCGGTCTTTGAAAAATCGGTTGATTAACTTCATCGCTTGGCATC